TTCTTGTGGCGTCTGCGCCAAAATATCTGGATGCCTCCGCGCCTCTTCCCAATTGCTCCAATTCGGAGGCGAGGCGCTCATCAAAGGTGCTACTAAGTACATCGGGCGTCAAGATGGCTCCGGCATCAGCGCCCTCAGCTAGCTGTCCTGCTGCTGACAATGCATCCGCAGTGCTAGGCTCTAGAGGCTCGTAAGTCCGATCTTGATTAGAGGGACCTCTAAAGCTATTATACCAATCATTAAAGTCCGACTGCTGGGCATCGGTTAAGGATCTATAAACTAAGCTGTTTTGTGCAGCTTGATAGAATCTATTCCGATAGTTGTTAACGTCTGCTGGACCGTAGGAGCGCGCTCCGAGTATAATTTCATCTAACTCGGTTCGGCTAGCTGAAGTGCCTATGGGTCTCCCTAGTGGCACTATGGGAAACCTACCCCCCGCCCCACCTCGGAGCCGTCCGATCGTCGCGCGACTAAACCACGTTCGGCTGCCGCCAGCATTAAAATATACCTGCTCTTTTCTTTCCGTTATCGCCGTGTCTATTGCAGCACGCTGCAGCTCTAGATCGCTCTGTGTATATTGGGGACCATATTCATTTCGTATTATTGTTTCTATGGCTTCAGGGTTAGCGTCTAGGCGACGATTAATCTGTATGGGCAGACTACCCTGAAGTAAAGATCCAACTCCAAACTCTGGCTCAACGAGAGTGATTTGGTCCTCTGAACTGTCGTTTGGATTTCCTGAATTCTCATCGGGTGGTGCGAGATCTGTTGGGTCAACCCCACTCATTTTATAATCTCCTTAGCATTGATAGCACTTGGTTTAAAGGGAGTGGTATGCGGATTAGATCCCCAATTTTAAAATGTCCCTCTGTTGGCTTCTTGTTGTACCAAGCGATAACCCACCAGAGTCGTGAATCGCCATAATATTGATGGGCTAGCTTGTATAGCCTGTCTCCGATCTTCCAAACATGACGGACTCGCTCCAAGGAAGCTCGCTCAGATAGCGTTGGGTGTCGCAAACGACCGCTCCTATACTGACGAATGAAGTTAACATTCCTCTCTTCAAAAAATTCGTCATAAAGCTCATCGTTATTAACAAATATTGGTGTATTGTCGTATCTACTTGCCATAATATTATCCTACGTTAGATCCGTATCCTGGAGCTGGCTGATTAGCTGCGTCCATAAGTCGGTTGCCCATGCTGCCTTCTACTGGCTGGTCGGCGTAGTCAGCCGGGGGACCGGCGCTGCCGGGTCCGGTAGAGCCCCAATCTAACTGTGTATCCAGGGCATCAGCTTGCCCTTCCTCGGCGAGGGCTTGGTTGTTTGCCTCCTGCTCTTCCAATGTTCGCGGTGGGGCATTAGGATCGGTTACCCCAACTGGTAACGAGACTGCCGTTGACCCAAGAGCGAGCGCCCCCTCGGAGGGCACGGCATAAAAGTCTTGCACGCCACCGAAGGGATAATTATTAGCTAACCTGTCAGAGTTAAACCTTGTAGACGACCCAGGGGCGCCCCAACCCATTGAATGTTCGTGCAGGGCAGCAAATTCAATGTTTATTTCTATGTTCTTGGGAAACAGCGTGGCTGTGCCTTTGTCAAAAAATCCACTATCCGATCCAAAATCGGGGTTTATAGACAAGCTGTTGACGGCGCAAAGTAGACCGGACTTCCCGACACCGGCATTCGGGCTATTGCCGCCGGCTGCATTTCTAATTAAATTTGCAAAACGAATTCTCATAAGAGGGGGTCTAGACAAAACATCGGCACGACCCTCCTCGCCATTATACGCTGGATACATAAACTGAGCCAGGCGATTGGCGTTCGCTAAGTTTTCCCGAGCCTCGTTTAAGGACGCCGCAGGTACTTTCCAATTCACTGTCAAGTTTCTTTCTGTGTTCTTAAAAGTGGCGATTGGATCCATACGCCCAAATACCGGCTCGTAATTCCAATTGCTTCTGAAAGATTCATTGTAATTCGTCACAAACGCCTTAAACTTAACGCTTTTCTTGGAAGCTATGTGGTAAAAGCTTAAATATAGTTGTTTCTGGCTGGCATATGCCTGTGCCGGGTCGGCGTAGTTGGTCTCAGAGGCAACAGACCCTGGAGAGACTGTGGAGCCTCCCGTGGATGGAGGGGTATTGTTTGATGAATTATTATTTGGAGGTACAAAGCTCATATTATAACTACCATCCTACAGAAAAATACAATGTATTTATGCTGTTCCTAAGATTTCTCTCTGAATATGGGGGCGAATAGCCTCGCCAACCTGACGACCATTGAGCATTACCTGCACAACAAGCGTCTTATCTTTGGCAGCGGGAGTCGCAGCTGCGGAGGCTGCTGCTGCCTGCATAATGGGTCCTCCTGGCTTTGCTGCCATAACATCGTCCTTGTTATCTATCGGAACTACAGTGCCATCAGACCTAACAATGCCGTCTCCGATGGCACTACTGATTCCGCCAGCAAGCAGGGGTCCGAGAACGGATAATAGCATACCAGCTGGTCCAGCAAACCGAAGCGCTGTGCCCCCCATCATCATCATCATTTTTCTAAGTCCAATTCCCCCCGCCATGGAGGCGCCGGCAACAGTAGCCCCGCCGCCAGCGACATTATCCTGAAGATCTAGAAGTCCCTGCAATGCGCTACTTATTGTTTCAACCATTGGTCCTATCAGTATTGTAGTTTGCTGAATAATCAAATTCATCTTCTGCATGATGTCCGTTGATTGTTTTGATATCTCTTCCATATCCGCAAAAGATAGAGTGGTGTCGCCGAGCCTCATTGCAACATCACTCTGATTCTGACCAAACAGCTTCATTGCAGTGTTTACGTCCTCTATTCCGGCAGCGTTTGCGATCGCCTGTCTTTGGAACTGATCCATATTTGCGAAGTCAACACCAGACATTCTCATTCTCTCTTGCATGATCCTCAAGCGCTCTTCGTCGGTAGCCATGAGGAGTTCTGTAGAGCTGAATAAGTCTGTGCCCAGCACTCTGTTTAATTGACCTGCTATACGAGCTGAGCCCTCAAATGTATCCATCTGTGCTCCAAATAGCTGGGTTAGATCAGATACGCTTGTGCCCGTCTCTCTAGCAGCGATCGCCAGATCTTGAAATATGTCTGTTGCCTGGTCGCCAAACCTCGCCAAGCGCGGAAGTGCTGTCATGAACTGCTCATTAATAACTCTGGGCGGCTGACCCAAGGCAATCGCTAGCCCTGATATGTCTCTCTGAGTCTCCATCACTTCGGCTGTGGTTAGTCCCAAAGAGATGGTGAGTTCGTTCATCATCTGCGTTGAGACGTCGGCGGCGACACCCATCTTTGCCATGAGGGCAGTGTGGGTTGCTATCTCACTTTGTGAAGCCACAGTTTCACCGGTAAAGTCAGCAAAACCGGAGCGCAGCGCCGTCAAGGATTCGCCCATCTTGGCAAACCCAATGCCTAGGTTCATATTAGCTTCGCCGAGGGTAACAATAGCTGTCTTTGACCCGTCTATCGCTCCGGTGGTGCCAACAAACGTTGTCATCGCCTTATCAGCTTCTAGTATAGCCTGCTTCATTCCGCCGTAGAACTTAGTTAACCCGCCGGCTGCAAGCGCCGCGCTGCTGGTGACCCTTGTTAGCCCGCCGCCTAGACCTCTTAAGGCTCCGAGCATGCCACCGCCGCCGGCTCCACCGCCGCCGCCGCTCGTCATACCCTTCATCAAGAAACCAAGTGCAGCGCCGAGCCCGCCGAAGCCTCCAGCGGCTAAAGCACGAGCGGCGGAGTCTGCTTCCTGAGTTCGTTCGGCTGTTTCTTGTTGGGTTTGATTGTAGTCATTTAGCTCTGATCTTAGTCTTGAAAGTTCAGCGGTAGCATCACGTAACTGATCGCTGTAAGCGGCAGTGGATTCCCCACGGGCGCCGGCGAGCTGAATCTCTGCCTGACCAAGCTTTATTGCTTCCTGTTGAGCCTCTATGAGCTGTTGAAGCGCTGATTCTCTGCCTTCGGCAGCCAAGGTCGCTGCAGCATCAGCGTCCGCTTGCGCCTTTGAAATCTCTAGTGCCTGCTTAAGCGCTTCTAATTGTTCTGGGGTCATAAAATATTATACCAATGCAATGGTGCTTAAGTAATTAGTTGATTTACAAAATAAAAGCCGGAAGCGATTCCGGCTTATCTTCTAGGTGGTGTGTTGTCAGCTCCAAGAACCTGGGAGCCCTGAGAGGCGCCTGAGATAGCCTCGTCTTCTAGTTGTTTTTGTTTGATTAATCTTTTTGTAAACCAGGTTCTGAGACCAACAGGCAAACAGTAGGCTTGCTGAAAGTCCCAATTGCCATGATACATTAAAGCGAAGAACTGCTCGTACACATTCTCCATGTACTCATCACTCAGGCCAAAAAAACTCCGCCGTAAACGGAACCTCCATTCTCTGCTCCAAGCCGCAGTTGGTGCACTTAAAATCCTGTGTTAGGTCCAGCATCGGAGTAACTGACTTCAATACTCTCCTAATATGACGTGCATCATATGCCGGCATAAGCTCTAGGAACTGATCCTTAAGATCTTGGCTCGCGTCTCCGTTAATTGATACGATACACCTACCAATTTGAGATGATAGTGATGTTTCAAGTGTATTGCTATTATCAGTCTCGGCAGCAACAATGGCTGATTCATCAGCGCCGTTTAAAACTTTGAGTTCAGCGTTTACCTTTGTAAGTGGCAATTGAGTAATGAAGGTCCCGTTGCCAGTTAGGGTAGCCTCTTCTGTAAGAGAGCCATTATGCACCACTCTCTCATTAAGGTCAAAAATGTGTGTCACCCTGGTTTTACAAGAGGGGCACGTAACCGCAGTCTTGTACTCGGGACCATAGCCAGTAATTCTAGCCGCAACTAGAATAGCGTTGCGATCACCAACTAAAAGTGAACTGGTGTCAATACTCTTATCAACAAGAATATTACTCATGAACTTTTCAATAGCCATGCCCTTCTTAATCAGGGTTTGGCTTGTTAAAATATCCTCGTCGCGAGCCGTCATAAAGCGAATCTCAACCGTGTCTTGGTTATGAAGTGGGTGACCCACTGCATAGTATTTTCCTTGACTTGGAAGATCCACGAACTCTGTAGGAGTTACAAAATCTAGTGGTGACGCAACAACACTAGCGGGAGCCTGCTTTGGCTCTGGGGTTGACGTAGCTTTGCTTGTACGCCTCTGATTGTTTCTTGGCAATTCACACCTCTTGGTTTAAGAACATTATATACTATTATGCTTTAGTTTTTAAGAGCCTAGAGAAAATAAGTTGCGCTCAACGATCTGAGGATCTCCTGCGGAGCGATCGCCCGGGATAGCATAAGAAGCCCAGTCATAACGAACCTCCAGGGTAATCTCAGCCAATCCATCCTGGTCATAAGCATAATCGTTAAAGCTAACAGCCAAGATCCAAGGATTATTAAGTGTCCACTGCTCTAGAGTGTTACCATCCTCGTCAATGCCACGAATGGTGACTTGCCCTAGGGCGCCCACAGAGTTTGCCTTGCCGATTGAAGAAAGTGCATCCGGCTCGTTAAGGTTACCCGGAACGTTGTATCCACTTCTCTTCAAGATTGAAAGAAGGTTGCCAGTGGCATCGGGGTCAACTGGGTCAACCATTGTGAAAGAAACCTTTGACCACTCCACTCTACCTGGATAGTAGAAGGTGTGGTTTAGAAACTGATGGTTTGACTCAGTCACTGTAAAGGAAGGCTTAGTCACTGACTTCGTATAATACTCCGCGTTGGAGCCATCCATTCCAGCAATGGAAACTGTAAATCTATACTGTCTTTTTGGCTCAATATCGGCTCCGCTCCAGAATGGCATTTTTTATTTTCTCCTTATAATCTTATATAGTCTGCTATCGCCTTTTTTATTAGTCATCAAAAGAAGCACCTGTTCTGGTGATAATAAAGTCTAGTGCAATAAACTCAATGGCGCGAGCAGGCTTGAGGTAAATCTTTGCGTATAGAATGTTTCTATCAACTAGATCATCAGTGGTAGTTGTCTTGTCAAGTATAACCTTGAAGTCGGTTAGACCGAACCTTGACTTAACGTTTGCCAAGAATGGATTCACGGCGCCCGTAAAGCGATCCCAGGTAGCCTGGACATTGGGGTCAAACAGAACGCCAGCAGCGATACGAGAAATCTCTTTCTTGACAAAAATTAGCAAGCGACGTACATTAATTCTATCCAATGCGGAACTTGTAACCTGAAGTGTCTTTTGACCAAAGATTACGATACCCTCATTCGGGAAGGTCGCGATGGGGTTAATGTTAGCCTCATAGAGGTCGTCTCTGTCCTTGGAGGTGAGGCGCATCTTGACACCGGTAACCGGGAGTCCCGCAGCACCGTTGGAAAGACCGCCACGGACGAAGCCGGCGGGGGCAAACCATAATTCGGTCCTTCTCTGAGAGCTTCCAAAGGTACCTAGTGCGGCAACAGATGGGGGAACGTTAACAAGACGACCACTGTTGGCATCTCTAATTGTAACCCACGGGAAGAAGGTGCAGCCGTAGCTGGTGTTCAGTCCACGATCCCTGATTCCGGTAGATCCATTAGAAATTGCATTTGCAACATTGGGTCTTCTGGCGACAGCATCGGTGGTGCCCTCCGTTGTCGGCGTATAGGCATTTGGAATATCAATGATTGCCAACATGTCAGAACGATCCTCAGCGACGGAAAGCATATGGTCCGTCAATGTGGTATCGTAGACACCGGGAGCTACCAAAAGGTTTGCTTCCACAAACTCTGGATCCGCCACTGTATCAATAGCTCTCTTAATGCTGTTGAAAGTATAGCTGTTAAGATGCTTGGGTGCGGCAGCATCAGTGATAGGAGTGTTTCGGAACGGCTCCTTCTCTGTAATGTTTAGACCGTCAAAGCCACCATGAATGGGTGCGGTGAACCGATCATAACCGTTATCAAGCAAATTCTTATACGTTACTGTTGCTCCAGCAGTGAAGGATGTTGATCCCTGGCGTGAGCCAGACTCATAGTAATAACCAGCTGTTCCGGAAACAATATCATCCAAAGTGAAGATGAATGAGTGCTCTGTGTTAAGAGAGCCTGCAGTTGTTGACTTACCAAAGGAATTGAACTCCAGTGGGAGCGGACGAACCATGTCAATATAGCTCTCATCAAACCTTAAGCTAGCCGCATCTCGGTTAGTGTTGATACCAAAGTATGCGTCGGTTGGGTTGTTGATACCGCCGTCGCTAGCGCTATGACGCAGACGGAGCGAGGGGAAGACGTAGGCACCAGAGAATGCGCTATTCTCAAGGGCTCCTGCGGTGGCGTTGTTCTCAACCACGCGAATTAAAGGAGCCGCCTCAGCACCAAATGCGGCAGCACTATTAGGTATAGTGCCAGTGCCAAAGAGTCCGAATGTGTCAGCGCCGTATTCCGCTGCGGGGACGTCCTTAACACCACCGGGGTATTCGCTAGCTCCAAGCACTGAGATGGCGTTTGCACCGGAGAGGTATGTAAATCCAACGGGTCTAACAGGACCGTAGAATCCGAAAGGTAGTAGCGTTGCATCAACGCCGCCAGCCTCTACAGCGGGATCTACCTCAACACGAATGTAGTTTGACTGGTTGTCATAATCACCGTATTCGCGAAGGCGTCTCTCAGTGTCACTCCACTTATTATACTTGTCACCAATTCTACGTGCAATGTAGTTGGCTGAATTGGGGTTCAAAGACAGAGAATCAAATCTTTCAATAATCCTTGGAGCATTGTCAGTGTCCCTGACGTGCCTTAGCACAACAGAGAACGTACCATATGGGTTCGCTTCAACATTATTAGAAGCCCTCAACTGCTCAATAGAAATCTTAACGTTTCTCTGTAGCCATTCTCCGTGCTCCAGCGAGATGAACTTAAATAGTTTGGGCATCGCTTCTGACTGATATGTCGCAGGCTCACCAAGGTCCTGCCCAAAGAAGAAGCCTGTCTCGGCATTTTGGAAACTTGCCGCTCGGTCATCCCAATCTACGCTACCAGTGGTTATTGCGCCGAGGACACCGAACACATTACCGCTTGTTCCGTCATTTGAAAGTTGGCGTGTTACCATTTGATCAAAAGTTTCACCGAGCCAATACCTCTTAAAAGCGTTTGAAGTGCTAAGAGTCACATCGCTATTTGTCACAGAGGGGCTCGTGTTAAAGACCTTACGGATATATCTTTCGTCCTCTCTATCAAAGTTGAAGCAGATTGTCTCAGTTATTGTGCTGTCTTCGTATACATCCATCTTAAACTGCTTTTTGGCTCCATTTGATTCAATCAAAACGGATGCTGCTCCTGTCGTGGCGCTGCCGCCGCGAATGGTACCGCTCAAGCCTAGAGAAGCGCCAGCACGACAGTACCAAACCGCCGCCAAGGTACCGGTCGTCGCAGCCTTTGGTCCGGAACCCGAATCAAGCAGCCAGAGACCGTAGGCGCCACCGGTGGCAGCGCGCTCGTCGCTGGGCTCTGCGCCGGTGGTCCAGCCGGCAAAGCCAGCTGTATAAGCGTCTTGGTGCTGTGCGCCAAGAAGGCGAACCATTGTTACTGGAGCTTCTCCTGACTTTAGCCATGCTTGGGCTGCAAAGCCCGCATGCTGGGGACCGTCAAAGGTGCCATTTCGCCAATCATCTCCGCTACCGCCGCCAGGAGACGGCAAACCATAAATGCTGACAAATTCTTCAAATGAGGAGACCTTCACGGGTCTCATAGCTGGTCCCTTCTCTGTTCTTCCGATAATCACGGGACCGATTGCGGTCGGATCTGCCGGCAACTGAGACTGGTCTATTTCATTTGTGAAAATACCAGGGGATACAAACTTAAACTTCTTAGCTCCGCTTGCCATTATTTAACTTCTCCTTGCTCTTTTTTTCGCACCACAGTAATTACTACTTAGGACTTCTCGTAGTAAATAGTAACTCGTCCTCGCAAAGTCCAAATTTACTCGCGATAAAAGGCGCCCGATATACCAGTGGGTATATCTCCCAAAATAACCTGCTCGCGGGGAATTCTTACTTCCACAAAATTCTCCCTTACAGAGATCTTTGGCTGCTCATCATTATCCCCAGCACCAATCAAGTATCCAAGAACTTTAATATCCATTTTGGTCTCAAATCGGCGCTCCTCATCATTAAGGTTAGCAACATTATTACCTTGTCCAAAATTTTGAGGCAAAAAGCCCTCAAATTTGTGACCGTCCTCCTTCATAAAAAAATTGTTGATCTGACCGGTATTCACAATAAACGGAGTTAACATTTCATTAATTTGTTGGAAATACTCTCCCTTTAGAGTGACTGAGTAGGTGATGTTGACATAAACTGGCAATGGCATTGTTAGACTCTCATATACGATCTTCTTGTTTTGGTATGGAAAGTTTAATTGACCAAAGCCTTTTCCTTGGGAATAGAAGCGAGCAGTATTTCTGTATGCATCGGCGTTTGCAAAATCGCCAGTTTTTGTTTGGTTTATTCTCTTTGAGATATAAACGGCACCCCCTTTTGCATCATTAGCGCGAGGCACATGAGAATAATAAACCCCCTTACTATTTGGATCCTTTACTATTGATGTTCTCTCAATGCTTATAAATGGCAACTTTAAAACCCCAAAAGAATCTCTTAGGTCCTTATCGTGCTTAACTTGGAACGACCTCTCGGCAGATACCCAAATAAGGGGAACTTTCTTCCACCCTTCATTCGTAGTAGCGGAGATATTCAATCTCTCGTTAAGCCATCTATAAAAAGCCCTATCTATTGTCTCCAGGCTAGAGGGCATTATTTCGTACTCTTTATCTGCCATCAAATACTCCCGGTCGCGCTCTCACGCATTTTGCTGAAACTTCTACGCTATGGTCTACTTGACCATATATCTTCCTGGGTTCTGCTGTTTGAACGATCTCGTAATAAACATCGCCGTAAAGAACAAAGTCACCGACGCGAACATAAAGCTCCTGATCTTCCGTTAAGCGGCGGTGATGAAAGTGAACCGTAATCGTATAATTTAGATCAACCGCTCCGCTGGGCATGAAGTCAGTTGCATATTCATTCCACTCAACTAACGCATAAACCCTTATCGGTGGCAAGAATGTCTTTTCAATTGCCTCGCCGTATAGATCATTGAAGTTTGTTGTCGTAATATCAATGGGATAATACAATACCTGCTGACCCACGACTCTCTCTATGAGTTCGTCGTTAACCTGCTTGATTAGGTCTCTTTCTTTTTCTCCGACAAACAAGGGAGGCGGCGGCGCGTCAGGCTGCTTCCATTTGTTGGACATTTTTTATCCCCCTATCCTTGATAAATTGGCAAAGGTGCCTGCTGCTTAACTGAATTAATATTGCCAGCTAGAGCGGCATCCTTTTCTGCCAAAGCGGTGTAAGCCATCTCATCTAATACAGCCTTGAGTTCATCGCGAAGTGCAGTCTGTTCGTCTTTAGCCTGTGACAATAATTCGCTAGCATTAAGTGTCAGGTTTTCCCCCGGTATTGGGATGCTTCCAAACTTACCACGAATTTGCCCCAAGGTCTCCTTTGATAAAGCCAGGGCAAACCTACGTATCCATTGCTTACCAATTGAGTTAATATTCTGATATGGTATGTTGGCAAATGGGATGGTGCTCATATTATTGATGCCGTCGTTGCCATCCTTTTTATCGCTGTCTGTGTTCCAGGCATCATCAATAACCTGAAATGTAAACCACATTTTCTTTATCTCGTCAGTCGCTGGCTCAGGAAATATTCTTAACTTATTATCTCTAAGTTCATATGAAAAGTGAGAGGTTCTGGTATAGATCATATCCTCAAAATTCATCGCCTGTAGTTTGTTCTGCCAGACGGGTATTACCTCAAACGTTGAATCATCGGCATACTGACCATAGGTTGCGAGGTTTCCAACCACATTAAGACCGCCATAATATCCGTAAAATCTCCACATGGAGCGCGGGGTCTTATAAAATACGCGGTTAACAATGATCCGCTTTGTACGATCTATAGAAGAGTATGGGACTCCCCCCGCGTCTGCAGAAGAAGAAACAATCGCTTGTAGGTCGTAGTCCTGCTTTTTCTTTTCTAAATCAAAGGAAGCGGAATATTCCGGAATGGTGCCGCCCAATCCAGCGTCAAAGGAAAAAGCATTTCCTACTCGGCGAGCGTATTCAAAACGAACCTCCGGGTACTTTAGCTCAACCCTCTCACCGCCGAGACTTGAGGAGAGGGTGTCCCCGGGCAATAGTTCACCGCGATGATCAAAGGTGCCTGTGGCGTTACCCAGCACTGATACCAAAACGTTTTTGGCTTGGTGAGTGTTTATTAAATACGAATACTCTAAAACCGCTTCTTCAAAATTTGCGTATATATTCTCGGCAGTTAGCTCAATGTCTAGAACATCCCCGCCTAACTTTTTATAGGTATACGCTACCTGGGTAGCGGCGCCGGTTAGAAAGTCTACCGAGCCGGTATACATCCCGAATGGAACAGCACTAGCAACATCATTCGCTGTGCCGGTTGCCGGAAGCACTATGGCACTAGTTTGACTTGAGGGTGTTAAGGTTGGCACAGACATGCTTAGAATTCTCCTCTAGATAATTAGTTGAGAGAATGGGAAAGCACGGCTAGGTTGTTGTTTTTGCCTTGGTGGTTCTTTTTCTCGTTGTCTTGCGAGTAGTTGTGGTGCTTTTCTTGGGCGCAACCTTCTTCTTTGGGGGCTTAGCAACTGGTTCCGCAGTTATTGTAACCTTAGCGGGCTCAGGGGCAGCCACAATAGGCTCTTCCACAATTGGCTCAGGGGCAGCCACAATTGCAGGTTCTGGGGTGGTGGTGGGTTGCTCCTCTAAAACTTCGGGGCTCTTACCAAACCCATACTTTGAAGCATATTTGGCACCAAACTTATGCTGAAACTTTCTATATCTTCTTTTCTTTCCCATGAATCCTCCGCTTTATAGTTCTTCTTTTTGGTTCTCAATGTTAACATTAGCGTGCGCAACTAGCATAAACGTGCTATTGTAAGCTACATTCCTAAGTGTTTTTAGCTCTTTTGCAAACTCTTCTTCTGTTAGCTCACCTGAGTCTAGCCCATGAATCAGCTCTTCTCTCAACAAGTTCCAAACTTGTTCACCTGTAAGCTCCATGGCTGGGTTGTCGTTCACTAGTTTCATTTTATTTTCCTTTATAACGCGACATAGTAAATAGTTGCTATCAAAAGAAAAAGCCCCGCAGGTCACTGCGGGGCTTTAGCCTTAATACTGCTTTTAAAAGCAATTAATTATTATGTCGCGTTAATGATCAAGAAGTGAATCTTGATTGCTGTAGCAGAAGTGTCTGATCCGCCCGTATTTGCGAGGGTAATTTTAAAACTACCATCGGCATGCGTGTGAGACGCAGCAACAAGCTGCATGTGATTCACTGTGTTCTCATCCTGCACTGAAAGCAAAATAAGAGAAGTTGCCTTAGCAGCACTGTTTGTGACTGTAAACTCAACGTTTTGGTTAGCGGTGACCGCTTGTCCGGCATTAGTAATAATTCCAGCGTGTCCATTAATAGTGACACCAGTTGTGTTGTTCGTGGCTTGAGTGACGGTCTTAATATCTGTCTTAATGCCCTTTGCGGCAGATTCAATAACGACGTTACCATCAGATGCCTTGACATCTCCAGTTGTGGCTGTGACGCCAGTGTCGGCGGTTAGCGTCTCACAGGTGATGTCACTTCCACCCATCGCTAGCGCTCTATTTAAATTCTCAATTAGTTTTTGGGTCCTCGCGAGACCTACTCTCTTACTTCCCATAGTTAGAAACCCTCCCTTGGCTTTTCGCCATTTATAATCATGTCCACAATCTGCAAGGCAGAAAGGGGATGGATCAACGCCCATCCAATAACTAGGTACTCATAAATAGACCCCACAAAGACAAAACCCTCGGCTCTCCGAAAAGAACCGAGGGTTTGACTG